CATAGAACCAATAATTGCGCCGGCAGACGTACCATGTATTGTTTTAATTTCATCTAGTTTCCAAAAATTATTTTGCTCCAAATATTGGCAGGCGCCCAGTGACTTAATCATTGTAGGACCACCACCAGAAATAACCAAATGTTTAATTGTCATCAATATATTTAACATTGATAAAAACTATTTAATACAATTTTCTTGTTAAGTTTTTTTCTTTCAGCATTTTATATTGACATATACCTATGGCAAATATATTCACGCTTGAAAATATTGATAACTTTACTGAAAAAATTAACATAGATGACCTGTATGAAAAGAAACATCAATATGATTTGCAAAAGTTAGAATTATTTAATAAGATTTTAAATAGAATACATGTGAGAATTAAAACAACATCAAGGCAAAAGATCGATGAGCAATTTTGTTGGTTTGTTGTTCCGGAAATTATAATAGGCGTTCCAAAATACGACCAAGGCGCATGTATTGCATATTTAACAGATAAATTGGGAGACAACGGGTTTATTGTTAAATATGTACACCCTAATGCGCTTTTTATATGTTGGAAACACTGGGTGCCGTCTTATGTTAGAACAGAGTTGAAAAAGAAAACAGGAATTGTTATAGATGAATACGGCACAAAAATGGTCCAGGAAGAAAGTGAACAATTGCAACTTTCCAATAAAAATGTAAATGATATTATGTTTAACACAAAAGAATCGGCCACTCCTAAGGTTAAGAAATCTGATAATACTTTGTACAAATCAATTACTGAGTACAAACCATCTGGTAACTTTATTTACAATGACGATTTAATTACTAAGTTGGAAGATAAATTTACATGATAACATATATATATTTTTAAAAGTATAATATATATATATATAGTAATACTATGAAGAATAAAAAATATACATTAAAGAATAGTAATTTTAAAACAAAAAATAAAACTAGGCACCACGGAGAAACAAAAAAAGATGGGTTAACAAATGAGCAAGTGCAAAGACTATGCAAGACTTCTGCAAATACATTTAGTCGATTTGAAGATGAATACGAAAAATCAGAAGTATTCATTAAAAAGGGAATGCATACCAAGAGCGAAGTTGAGCAGAAATTAATAAATATGATAGAAAGTAGTTCTAAAGACCCACTTCGCCCCCAAGACGACTTTTATGGGCTTATTAATAATGTTTGGATTAAAGACGCAAAATTGTCAAAAGAGCAGCAGTATATTATTCAATTGGATGACTTTAGACTTGTGCAGTATAAAGTGTATACACAACTGGTAGAAATTATTGAAGACTATATTAAAAGTAACAATAATGCGCTTTCAAAAGAACTAAATAATTTTTATACTGCTGTAAATAAAGGTGTTAGCAAGGCGCAATTTAATTATTATTGCAAAGATTACATTGAAACACTTGATGAATTGAGAAAAGATAAAAACAATATATGGAAGTTATTAGCGCTATTGAATAAAAACGAATTTATTCGTTTAGGATCTCCTTTTGTCTGCAATAATTTGCCCGATGAAAAAAATTCAAGTGTGTTCTCTCCACATATTAATATGGTACAATTATCTTTATCAGATTCGCAAGTTTACATTGATGACGGCAAAGATGTTGCATATAAAAATAAAATCAAATCAAAATATTTCAAGTATATTAGACAACTTTCTAATATTAAATTGGAAGACAAAAATATTAATCATACAATAAATCCTAGCGATGTATTTGATATAGAATATAATTTTTTATCTAGCATGGGTTGTAACATAGTAAAAAATGAGGCGCTTGATTATTATAATAAAGTGAGCGCAAACGAAGCACTCAATAAATATAACTTTGATTGGACTAGTTATGCAAAAGAGTTGGGTTATAAAAAAGTGCCAGAGTTTTTCGTCGTTACAAGTTTAAACTATTTAAAATGCACTAGCAAATTATTGTTGGAGGAATGGGATTCTGTAAAATGGAGAAGTTATTGGATATATTTATTTATGAAGCAAATAACTAGAAGTTATGCAGAGACAATTTTTTATTATTTTAATTTTTTTAGTAAATTTTTACAAGGACAGCAACTGCTTCCAAATTTTTCAATTAGCGGCGTTGCGTTTACTAGCTTTGCATTTAACACATTTTTAACAAACGAATACATTAAAAAATATCAACGGCAAGAAAATTTAGACTACGTAGAGAATATGGCGCATGATTTACTTGCAGTATTTAAACGAACTATTAGAAACAATACATGGCTTTCGCCTGTTACAAAGAAAAAAGCATTATTAAAATTGGATAATTTGAAAATAAACATAGGTTCTTCAAAAATAATGCACAAAGACCCAGAATTAAAGTATGATTCTGGAAATTTTTGGGCAAATATGAATAAAATTTTTGAATGGAGAGCGCAAAAAATGATTGAGCAAACGGGAAAACCTGTCGTCGATTATCCTGAACTTGATTTTGCGCAGTCACCCGCAAAATTTATAGGTAAACAAGCATACGTTGTTAATGCGTTCTATACGCCTTCTGAGAACTCAATATACGTTCCTCTTGCATATATTCAAAAACCATTTATTGATTTAGGAGAACGAGGAATTGAATATAATTTATCACATTTAGGATTTACATTAGGTCATGAAATGTCGCATAGTTTAGATGATATGGGTAGTCAATATGATGAAAAAGGAAACTTGCATGATTGGTGGACAGAACATGATAAAAAAATATTTAAGAGTAAACAAAATAATGTTGTAGCGCAGTACGAAGCGTTTGCTTTACAGGATGGTATTAAATTTAATGCGTGGCCAAGTATTGGCGAAGATTTAGCCGACATATCTGGTTTAGCAATATGCGAGGAGTATTTAAGAGATTTCCAAGATAAAAATGAAGATATAGTGCCAATAAGAACATTGTCTTTTAAAGCATTTTTTGTATATTATGCATTTCAAATGAGACAAAAAATAAGTAAGAAAGCTATAACTGCTCAGTTACACACAAATCCACACCCATTAGACAAATATAGGACAAATGTTCCATTATCGCGTTTAGAATTATTTAGGGCGCTTTATGACATAAAGAAGGGAGATAAAATGTATTGGCCTTCAACAGATAAAATTTGGTAGTAATGTTATTTTAGCAAAATATTTCTTAGAAAATCCCCACGTACAAATTTTTTTTTGTGAAGTATATATATAAAATGGCAACTCGCAAATACCGACGCCACCGCCGTGGAGGTGCTATGACCGCTATGAAACGTGCTGCTGCTCGTTCAGCTTCTGCTGCTGCTTCTCGTTCAGCTAGCGCTGCCCGCTCTGCTTCTGCGGCTGCTAGCCGTGCTGCTAGCGCCGCTCGCTCCGCTTCTGCCAGCCGCGCTGCTAGCGCTGGCCGCCAAGCCGCCGCTGCTGCTAGCCGTGCTGCTAGCGCCGGCCGCCAAGCCGCCGCTGCCGCTAGCCGTGCTGCTTCCGTTGGACGCTCTTAAACATAAACCATGTATTTTTTGAATAATTTATTAATTTTAATAATAAATTATTGATGCTGTTTAAAATTATTGGCACTTAAATTATTGTCACTCATTGCATTATTAATATCCTTCCCAATATAGACTGACGTGTAGTGATAATCATATATAAGGCGTCCTCTACAATACATAGAGCGACATCTATTATTATCACACACATTGCAAGTATATGTTTTAGTTTCGCTAGTCAAATAATAGCGATGTTTTCCGTTTTTTTTAGCTATTCTAGATAAATACAAACCTTTTTCATTTAGCAAAAGGTTATTTCCTAAAAATGCGGCTTCATATTTTGCGCTACCATTTCCATAGTAGCGGAAATCTATGGGTAATTGAAAACTTTCAGTGTCAGACATTCTTTTATTAAGTCTTACTTTTGCGTATTATTAAAATTCAATTTTTATTTATTAAATGTCTTTTTGTTTTTATTTTTGCGTTTATTTGTCTTTTTTTTAGATGTTGATTTTTTATGTTGGCTTTTTCTCAATTTTGTTCTACGTTTGCCTCCATGAACTACTTTTGCATAAACAAAATCAAAACGTTTTACAAATAGCGAATCAAATAATTCAATTGTTCCAGGTAGAACAGCGGTTTTGAGAATTGGGAAATGTGGAGGGTCATCTCCAAAAATAGGGTTATTAATAAAAGTTTTAAACACTATAATTCCGTCGGGTTTTAATAAATTATATATTATTTTATAGTCCATAAAAGCAAATGGACAAGTATTAAGAATAATTGCTGAATAATATTCTTTATGCGTCTCAATAAAATGTAGTGCTTCGGCGCTATCATTATTTAATGCAAATTTATAATCTGCGTCAAAACTATCCTCGTCTCCGACTCCAGAAGTTAAATATTCTATAACTACATTAGGTCCAAAATTTTCTTCAATATATCTATTTATTTCTTGAGAAACTTTTTCTACATTTGAATTTGTAGACGATGCTTTTCTTTGACATAAGACAAGTATATGTTTTTTTTCCATTTATACATAAATAGTTATAATTTCTTTTTCCAATACACTTTGCTAATGCTAAAATCATACTTTATTTTATAAAATATGATTATTAATCAATCAGTTGCTTACGCACGAGTGTTCTTGGATTTGCGGCAGAAGCGGCGCTTGGAGCCGGAAGCATATTTGCATCCAGTGGTGCGCTTGCAAACAGCAGAGCGCTTGATCTTGCGGCAAGTGGAGTTTCTAACGCGGGCGCGGTAAACGGCCATTTTGGCGGATTTGCTACGAGTCATCATAGGCATTTTATACATATAACGCAGATTTTTTTTTTGAAAAATTATATTATTTTTTGTTTATTTATAGCCATATTTTCTAAAGGTGGATAAACAACATTTGAATTTTCTAAAGGCGGTTGATAATTTATTGGTCGTTCTAAATATTGAGGCGTGGGTTGCAAATTTAAAGGGTCGTTTTTATACAGATCTTGTTCTCTTTGTAAAATTGGTGTTGGTTGCGGTTGCAGTTGCGGTTGCGGTTGCGGTTTCGGTTTTGGCTCTAAATTAACAAGATTTTCTGTTTCTTTTTCTAAAATATTTATTTGCTTAATAGTTGTATCTTTTATTTGTTTTTCAACAATAGCTTGATAAAGTTTTACACCCATAGAGTAATCATTTTCGCACTTCAAATAAAGATTAATAATTGTTTTTCTAGATTTTACTACAACTTCTTGTAATGACGTTTCAGATAACTTAGGATTAACAATAATTCTCTTTTTTTTTGTTTGCGGGTCAATGACATATGTAAATAAATCATTTATTATTTTCAACAAGTCGTCTTGTGTTTTATGCGCCGTTTGAATCATTTGTTTCAAGTTTTCAGCATAATCTTCAAATAATTTTTTTTTTAGTCTATCTTCTTTCTCGTTTTTGTTAAGTTGTATATTTTTTCGCAAGATTGCGTCTTTTCCAGAGCACGCCTGAAGTTTATGATAATCTTTCAATTTAATATCGCTAAATGTTTTTATTGTATCTGGCATAGTTTCATTTCCTGTAAAAATTTTATAAATTTTTTCCAAGTCAGCTCTAAATTGTTTTTGCGTTTCTTCTGTCATTCCTATGAAATTTCCACTAGAGTAATCATATTTATCATAATATAGTTCCATTAACTCTGGTATTCCGGGTTCATCGCTCAAACTTTTCACTTGTCCGTCAGAGTTAGTATTTATGCTACATACGTTTGGATGTATATTTTTAGTAGTTTCCGTATCAGAATCTTGGCCGTGTTTTAATGAATTAATTCTATTGTTGCAAATTCCTAGTTTATAAAGTTTTCTTTGCACGTTAGGCGGTATCTGTTCTTTTTCATATAATTTTTTCTTTATTGTGTTTCCATTGGCGTCTTTGTAAATATATACGGGATTAATTGTTGTAACTATAGCGGCAAATACATGAGCTATTTTAATATAAAATTTAGCAATGCCAATACATAGTCTCTTTTTTTTTACAGAATTTGAAATATTTAAATTATCAAGATCATCTTTTCTAATAAAAATAACTTTGTTTTTATCCATTTCATTTACTTCGGCACCATTTTTGATTCTTTGCGCCAAATAGGTAACTTCCAAATCATTGAAATAACGCTCAATAATATCAGATGTCAAAACAATAAGGTTATCACAATACTCTTTATCATATAATTTTCTTAAGCTTTCAAAATCCATTGTCAAAATGTAGTATGTTGCTATATAGTCTATTACTTGACCAAATGTTTGTTTACTTTCTGGTTGTTTTTGATCTATATTTGATGATGTAATATTTCCCATATAAGATAATCGAATAAAAAAATAAACAAAAAGTTACATTGTTTGATTAGTAAATTTTTGTGTTGATAAAATACAATAAAATTGAATTAGAAATATTTTTTCTGTATAAAGAAATAAAGATTGATGGCTCATGAAAAAAGCAAAAAAGTAAAGATGCTTAATATAAATACAACAAAGTTATGGAACATTTTTAACGATGAAATAATAAAGACTGACAATGATAAAAAAATAAGTTCATTAGAGTGTATGTATAGGACGTGCGGCAATAGGGAAAAATGCGAACGATGTGAGTTTAATTTAGCATTTTCAGACGAGGGATTTTTAACGTGCACCAACAAAACTTGCGGAATAATTTATAAAGATATAGTTGACCAATCGGCGGAGTGGAGGTATTATGGTGCAGATGATAATCAAAATAACGACCCGACTAGATGTGGTATGCCAATAAATCCGCTTTTAGAAGAGTCATCGTATGGATGTAAAGTCTTATGTTTTGGTCCGACTAGTTACGAAATGAGAAAAATTAGACGCTATACTGAATGGCAATCTATGCCGTATAAAGAAAAGTCGCAGTACGACGAGTTTCAAATTATTACAACAATGGCGCATAATGCAGGAATACCTAAATTGATTATTGATGACGCAATTCGATATCATAAAAAAATATCAGAGTATGATTTGACTTTTCGTGGAGATAATAGAGATGGCATAATAGCCGCATCAATTTACATTTCCTGTCGGATAAATAATTATCCTAGAACAGCAAAAGAAATAGCAACTATATTTCATTTAGACGTAACAAGCGCAACTAAAGGTTGCAAAAATGCGATAGCAATAATAAATAATTTAGAAAAAGACATGGATAATAAAGAGAAAACAAATTTCTGTAAAACCAAACCAGGGGCCTTCATTGAAAGATATTGTAGTAAGCTGAATATTAATAATGAACTAACCAAGGTTTGTCAATTTATTTCAATGAAGATTGAGAAACAAAATATTATGCCTGAAAATACTCCGCACTCTATTGCGGCAGGCGTTGTTTACTTTATAGCACAAATGTGCAAGTTAAATGTTAGTAAGCGTGACGTTAAAAATGTAAGTGAAATTAGCGAAGTGACAATTAACAAATGTTTTAAGAAACTAGAAAAAATAAAAGATGTCCTAATGCCTGATGTAATAATACAAAAATACTCGTGAAAATCCTTGCACTTTTTCATAACTAAGTTTAATAATAAAAAATTACAATTTTTTATTTGGGTTTTTGTGGATAATGTTATAAAAATTGAAATGTTTGCACGGCAAACTATAGAGTTAAACAAAGCATCATGTCGCTCGATTCAATTAACGGAAAAAAACTTATTAAGGGTTATAGATATTCTTTTGAAATAAAAAAACCTAAACCGCATTCGATTCATAAACAAAAAAAATACGATATTTCTTTGATTAGAGCAGACTTTTATAAAATCCATATAAGTGATACGCGCTGCGGCGAAGATTCATTACTACTAAAAAATCACGAAGCCGACTCAAAGTTTTGCATAAATGTATATCCACTTCATTGGATAGCAAGTGCGTTTGCTCTGGAAGATATTATTCCTACTTTTACTAAGTTACCAGTTGATGTGCTACGAGTTATTGATGGGTTTTTATGAACAAAAATTAGATTTGCTGTGCATACTTGCACTCGTCGCCTTGAACAATAGTTTCATAATGATACTTTTGCGCATCTAAATAACTAGTGACAGATTGCGCATATTCATTATAAAATTCTTGAACATTTCTTGCAACGACCCACAATGAAATTTGAGAAGGAACACTAATTATGCTATATTGATATTGGTCATTTTTTACTTCGCCCAGTTTAACTACCCAATATGGACCATCAAATGGTGTTCCTTGCAAGTATACACTTAATTTTCCAGGTTCACTTGCATTCTTGTAATATGCATATCCGGCAATCTGTTCTAAATTTCCGTTCTTATCTAATTGAGAATTCAACACACTTACACTTCCATTAGACAATACGCCATAATCTGCAGTTAAACATGTTCCGTAGCCTTGAAAAATTTCATTAGTCGGTGCGCCCAAAACCTGATACCAGCGACCAGTATATTTTTCAATATTTAATTCTGAAACTGTTGCGGGATTAAACGCAAAAGTTAATGCAAACGCAAGCAAAAAATATAATGCTTTCAACATATATTCATCATAAATATTTTATTTTTATATGGTTTTATAAATAAACCATAATAATAAAACTAATTAGGTTGAATATTGAAAATATTATCCTTTAGTTACTTATAATTATGATTAAAAAAATGCAAAACTTTAATGAAAATGCAACAAATATCAAAACAAAAATACCAAAACGTGTATTTATTGTTCCATATCGCAATCGTATACATCATAAATTTTTTTTTTGTAAATATATGAGCTTTATTTTAGAGAATGAAGACGATTATGAAATTTATTTTTCGCATCAATGCGACGCAAGAAATTTTAATAGAGGGGCCACCAAAAACATTGGGTTTTTAGCAATGAAACAAAAATACCCAGATGACTATAAAAATATTACATTTGTTTTTAATGACGTGGACACAATGCCATTCAATAAGATTTTTGATTACGAAACAACACCTGGTGTTGTAAAACATTATTATGGCTTTACGTATACATTAGGCGGAATTGTTGTCATAAAAGGCGGCGACTTTGAAATGACAAATGGGTATCCAAATTTTTGGGGCTGGGGAAATGAGGATAATTGTTTGCAAAAACGTTGCGAACAATTTGGAATAAAAATAGATAGAAGTGTATTTTATCCAATAGGAAGCCCAGAAATTTTACAATTGTTTGATGGAATTTCTAGAATTATCAGCAAAAAAGACCCATGGAGAATGAAGTATGATGATGGAAATGACGGGCTTAATTCAATTCATAAGTTGCATTATACTATTGATAGTGAATCAAAAAATCCCGCAGATAATATATATTTAATTGAAAATGAAAAAATTTTTTATGTTAACATAGCAACATTTTTGGCTGGACTTAGACACGAAGAAGACGACTATTATAGTTATGATTTGAGAGAACCGGCAAGAAAAATTATACATCCTAGCAAACTTAGAAAAACGAATAAAACATTTGTAACCACGAATGATTGGAGAAATATTCCATATTATTCAAAACAACAAGAATCGGCAAGTTCTATAGAAAGAGATAATATAGAAATGGTTGAACACATTAACAAAATGGAGAAGGAGATGTTAGATTCAAAAATTCCGCATGAAACTCATCGACAAATGCAAAATCAAGTGCAATATTTACAACAACAACCAGTTCCTGTCTCTAGAACGCATAATATTTTTTCTGCAGAGTACGCTCGACAAATAAATGCCCGGTCTAGCGCAGTACCATCCGCAAGAATTGGATTAGGTGGAGTGAGATGAGCCGTTGAGGTGATGGGGGCAGGGTAATGGGGACGGGGAGGGTTAAATTTTTTTCCAAATGTAAATGCATTCAGTATAGTTATTTTGCCTTTTACTTTTTTTCAATGCGAATGAATCATGCGCCGGTCCAAACAATGGAACACATACGGAATCATAAATTTCGCAGTTAACATTTAAAATATAGTGTCCTCCTTGTTTCAAATACTTGTATGTTTTTTCAAATAATGGTTTGTAAAATTTTACATTCATTTCATTTTTTGAAGTATATTCAATATTATTTTCATATTTTTCCAAAAAATAGTAAGGTGGAGATGTAAATGCGGTATCGTAATCTAATGTAGAGTAATCAACATTCAATGCATCATTAAAAATCATTTCTATTTCAGTGGATGAATTATTTTTCATTAACTGCACTAGTTTATCATATGGCTCTTTGAGAGAGTTGTTAATATCAATGCCTATATATTTTTTAACATTTAGCGCACAAGCGCCAACAAGGCGCCCGCCCCAACCTGCGCAAAAATCTAAAACTCGTTCTGCTTTATATTTATTATATATTTCTATAGCAAAAATAGGTCGAAATATATTGATTGCGCTTATACATATATTGTAGGTCTCTTTCCATACAATATATTTGTTTTTTGTATTATTTTTATTTTTTACATTTGCGTAGTAGTCAAGCATATTACTAATAAATTTTTTCTTTTTGAATTCTTCTATGTTAGCAATAAATTCAAAATAATTAATGTTGTATTTGCCTCTAGTTTCCAATCTTTCTCTAAAAGTAAAATAATCCACTACATTATTTCCGATTCGACACCTACTTGAAATATTTTCAGCATTAGAGCCTATTTCTCTTAAACTATTAAACTCTGCGACTACGTCTTCAATAGATATATTTTTAATTTCTTTTGCTATAACAGCTCTTTCACTTGGTGTGAAAAATTCATTATACATTATTTTAAAACTGAGAGAAAATAATAAATGAGGTTAAACAATAATAAATAAATATAATCAAAATATACTAAAATGGTAAACGCAATTTCTGAAATAAAACACGCTTTTTATATAAATTTAGAGTCTAGACCTGATAGAAAAGTTCATGTTGAATCACAACTTCAATTAGTTGGAATATCTGCAGAAAGATTTAATGCAATTAAGCTAGTAAATGGGGCGCTAGGTTGTAGTATGAGCCATTTAAAATGTTTACAAACGGCAAAAGAAAACGGATGGCCTCATGTTCTCATTTGCGAAGACGATATTACTTTTACTAACCCGGTGGTCTTTATAACGCAATTCAATAAGTTTTTAACTACACAAAAAAAATGGGATGTTGTCTTGCTCGCCGGAAATAACATGCCTCCCTATTCCCCCGTAGAAGATTATTGCGTAAAAGTTACAAGATGTCAAACTACTACTGGATATCTTGTTAAAAGACATTATTATGATATTTTAATTGACAATATAAAATCTGGTATTAGTATGCTAATAAAAAACCAGGATAAACATAAAATGTATGCTATTGATAAATACTGGTTTTTGTTGCAAGAAAGAGATTCTTGGTTTTTAATTACTCCGCTCTCTGTAGTACAAAGGGAAGATTATAGTGACATAGAAAAAAAACGTACAAATTATACTGGAATTATGGTTGACCTAGACAAAAATTACATGTTTTCGCAAACAAAAATAGAAAATATGTTAACTATTTCAAGACCTTCAAATGATGCAAAGAATCTTCAAAAAATAAGTTTTTTTAATAGGTAATACTTTTTTCCCATTCAGGAAAATCACTTTTTTCAATATCTGTAAAATACTCGTTTGTCGCTATGTGCAACATGTTAGCTTTGAACATTTGATTCAAATGTAATCCCATTGCATAGTCTTCCAAGTATTCTTTTTCTATAAACGACCGCCGCGTTTGAAGATTGTATACTGCGAGTCTAGAGAGAAAATAAAACCGCCCGCTGCAATATTTTGTTTTATATAAAGGCAAATTTTTTGGGAGTTCATTATGTATTTCATTATACCTTGATAAATAGTTTTCTTTAACATCGACGATAAATCCTCCATAATGAATTGGCGTCGTTGTATTAGTTAGCATTTTTGTCAGATTGTCAAAAAAATTTGGTTTAACAAGAATTTGGTCGTCATCTGTTTTAAATAAATACTTAAATTTATAATTTTCAAAAATTGCTTTGTGCGCAGCAATAACTTTTTTAGGAAGTGAAATATAATCGTCTTGGGTTTTTACCCAAAGCGTTTTAGTTTCATTATCAAATTTATAATTTTCTGTCATATTTTCGTCGCCTATCACATGAAAATATGGTATGGATTCTGGGAACTTTTTAAGCCACGTCATTTTTTGAAAAGTGGCCTTGTTTTTGTATTTTTTGCAATTTAAAATGATCATTATAAAATCGAATTCCATTTTAATAATACACTTTAAGTTTTTAAATCATATATTTTAAAAATAAAATGTTATATTGCATTTTATTCTTTTGCTAAGTTATAAATGCTTTTGCGTAAATTAAATTACAAGTTTCAGAAATCTGATCATCGTGACCATTTGTTCATTTCTCATTTAGATGTAACTCCTCAAAAACAACTCAATTCAAAAACTATTGTAAGTAATACAAAAACTTTACCTACTTCATTTTCAATTCGTTCTTTAGTTTCGCCTATATTGAATCAAGGTTCAGTAGGGAATTGTGTATCAAATGCGTATGCATTGGCAATAAGTACAATGACAAAAAATAAAGTAAACATGTCGCGACTTTTTCATTACGCTATAACAAGAATAATTGAAGACACGCCTTTAAGCGAAGATTCCGGACTTTATGTTAGAGATGGCGCTAGTTCTATACGAAGTTATGGTGTAGTTTCTGAATCAACGTGGCCTTATATAACAAATAATTTTTCAGTATTTCCCCCACTAGCGGCATTTAGAGGTTCAAACTATTTTAAAAATTTCTCTTATACATTTGTAAATCAAAGTTTGAATAGCTTGAAGCAATGTTTAATAACAAATAAAAAACCTATTGTTTTTGGTTTTAACGTTTATAGTAGTTTTATGACGCAAAACGTTGAAAATACTGGATTAGTTCCTGTTCCTAATGCAAATTCTGAAACTCTTGAAGGCGGTCATTGTATAATTATAGTTGGTTACGACGATACTAAAAATGGTGGGTCGTTTATATGTGCAAACTCATGGGGAACTGGTTGGGGAGATAAAGGGTTTTGCTATATTCCTTACACTTATTTAACTAATCCGGCGTTCGCAAGTGACTTTTGTTATTTATCTTTTACTTATTAGCAAAGCAACTTTTTCTAAAACTTGCGATAAATTTATTGTAGTGTATTTGGCTCTACCTTTTCTAAAGGTAGACTTTATTTGGCTCCACCTTTTCTAAAGGTAGACTTTATTTGGCTCCACCTTTTCTAAAGGTAGAATTTTATTTGGCTCTACCTTTTCTAAAGGTAGAATTTATTTGGCTCTACCTTTTCTAAAGGTAGATTAAAAGCAAATCCAATCATTAGGAAATAAATCGCTAGTATCTAAATGCGCATTTTTAGTTCCAAACCATTTACTTGGATAGCAAACAATTTTATCTGAATTTTGATTAAAGTATGCAGCCCACCAACTAAATGTGCTATTAGCTATTATATTATGTTTACAACAACTCATCATAACCATCTGCTCCCAGTCTTCTATTTCATCATTAGCCTTTGTAAACTTGACTATTGGAAACTTTTCTTGCATTCTCTCAATTATTTTTGAAACATCATCATTGTCTTGTTTTTCACAAAAGTATAATACTTCTATCTCCATTTCCATTTTATCGTTATGAATAATAAATTGTAATGCTTTGTCATAATAGTCATACTCTTGTATAGGATGAAAATCCGTTAGTTGTTTATAGTCTCCAATTCGAAAATGTATACTAATTGAATCAAAGTTGAAAGAGTATTTTTTAATTATCTGCGCCTTTATGTTTTCAAATTTTATTAACTTGCATATAGTTTGAAAATATGTAGCAAAGTATTTGTAACTTTGAAAGTAGCCTATCAGCATTAAGTCTTCTCCATTTAGTAATGGGTCTAACTTTGTATATTCAAATCCTTTTTCTCTCTGAACGGGATCCGCTGATACGTTTTTATGTGTAAAAAATTTCAAAGACTGCAAAAATGACCCCCAATATGTAGTTCTAAATGTAATACCTTCTGAATTTTCACTATATAAAAATCCAAATGGTTTTTCATTTTCTATTGCGTAAGCAATTGTTGCAAATATTTGAAACAATTGGTTTCCTAATCCTCCCATTAAAGAACATGAAATCATTTATTATTTAAAATCATCAAATGCATTTAAGTTGATTTAACTTAGAAATCTTCTTTTAATTCAAAAATGTCTTCTGTTTTTGTTTTTGTTGCAAGAGCATATTCGCTCACACGTTTTTCAAAAAAATTTGTTTTTGAATCTAGACTAATCATTTCCATAAAGTCAAACGAACATGTAGCATTATAAATCTTATCATAACCAAGTTGCAGACACAATCTATCCGCAACAAATTTGATGTATTGCGCCATTAAATCCGAGTTCATGCCAATCAAACGACAAGGAAGTGCTTCGCAAATAAATTCAATTTCAATGTCTACTGCCTCTTTAATAATCTCGTAAATACGGGTCTTGTTCATTTTCTTTTGCAACTTAGCATATAAAAGCACAGCAAATTCGGTGTGCAGAGCCTCATCGCGACTAATAAGTTCGTTAGAGAATGTGAGTCCGGGCATTAAGCCACGTTTTTTCAACCAGTAAATACTACAGAACGCGCCAGAAAAAAAGATTCCTTCTATACAAGCAAACGCGACAAGTCTAGTAGCAAAACTACTTCTATTATCCTTAATCCATTTTTGCGCCCAGTCTGACTTTTTTTTTATGCAGGGATAGTTTTCAATAGCATTGAAAAGCTTTGCCTTTTCTTCGTTGTTTTTGATATATGTATCAATCAAAAGGCTGTAACATTCGTTATGGATGTTTTCCATAGCAATTTGAAATCCATAAAACGCTCTAGCCTCTGCTAACTGAACATCTCCCATAAATCGAATTGCCAAATTCTCTAGAACAATCCCATCGCTAGCAGCAAAAAAAGCCAAAATCATTGAAATAAAATGTCTTTCCTCATCATTTAAGCTATCCCAATGATTTGTATCTTTTGATAAATCAATTTCTTCGGCTCGCCAAAAACAATCTACTTGTTTTTTGTACATTTTCCATATATCCTGATCTTTAATCGGGAACATAACAAACCTATTATCATCAGGTGTTAGCAAAGGCTCAGAAACATTTTTAGACATCCTAAATAATATATATCAAAGATTTTATATTTTTTTAATATAGTATTAACTCTGATAAATTGACGCATATCAAACTTGCACAGCATTTTTCGTGTAAAGTTCTGCATATTTAAAATTGTAATAAAAAACTATTATTTTTTATTAAAAGTTATTAAAAATAATAACATTAATTACTAAGAATGGATGGCGGAAATATGCAAGTTAGTTTAGATTTAGATTTAGCAACGCGGGATATGTATTTACAAAAAATACAAGAACAAATTATGGCTAAAAGACAATTGCTTCTATCAAAACAACGAACGCTAAGAAAAACTGCAAGACAAAATCAATTTTTGAATGAAGTGCAAAATGATTATGCAACCTATTATAATTTTATTATTAAACAGAAAGAAGAACAAATAAGGTCTATGGAAATAATAAAACAATATTTGAATGATATTGTTGTTTCTGGTAAGCTTACAAAAGAAGACATTTCTGAAGCTCAAAACGAACAAAAACGTATATTAGGGGAAATTGGAAGCATTAAAGGAAGCATGAATGAAATAATAAAAGAAACGAGCGCTTTGCAAAAATAATTAGAGACGTTGTAACATTCGAATGAAAATTATTTTATGCGTATAATATAATTACAAATATATGGCAGGACGTCCACCACCACCAAGACCACCTAATGCACAATTAAATGCTCTAACTGCGTATGCAACTCAAATTCGCACAGCAGCTATCACAAAAAATCGAAACATAGCGGCGTTTAATAACTCTCTAAAAGACAGAATACGTGTTTTAGACAATTTATCTGAAGAAATTTTGAGAAAGTTAAGAGCGATGGGAGGACGTGGCGCAGATTTCCAGAGGGTAATTGATGAACAAGGAAGGCAGATTGCCGATTTGAATAGACGTATGCGTGAGGCAGCTGATGCGCAAGCTGCGGCTACTGCTCAAGTTGCTGATTTGACTAGACAATTGAATGAAGCTAGAGCAAGAGGAGGGGAAGTTGACGCATTGACAAGACAACTTGCAGACTTGCAAGGTCAGTATCAAACTGGTTTAGATGAGATTGATGCGTTAAATCAAGGCATAACTGCGGCAAATAATATTATTGCCGAGGCGCTAGCACAACTAAATGCGCCTGATGATAATGCTGAATTGCAAGCTTTACTTGCTCAACTTGAACGTCATATAAATGAAATTAATGGTGAAATTGACCGCATTAATATTCCTGCGCCAGGCGGCCCCGGAGGAGCTGGTGGAGTGCCGGGACCACCCCCGCCACCGCCACCTCGTAGAAGAGGTGGAGGAAGTAAAGCTAGAAAAACAAGGCGAAAAAAAACATTTTCAAAAAAGACAACACGTAATAAATATTAAGCATTATTTTATCATTTATAATAAAATTATGTTGATTTAATATAAGTATGCCAACTTTATTAGAATTAGCAAATCAGTTGAGAGATAGCATTGCTGCTAAAAATGCAGGAATTGTGGCAACAAATACTGAATTAGCAGCTAAGCTTCGCTCAATGAATACAACTGCAGAAGAAATTTTAGCAAAAATTAGAACGCTTGCAGGAGCTTCTGGCAATTATATGCAACGCATTACACAGCAGGCGGCTGAAATTGAAGCTCTTAGGCAACAATTAGGCGATGCTGGGAGAGACCAGGCCGAAAAACAAGCTCGCATTGAAGATTTACAAAGACAACTTCAGGAGGCACTGGATCAAGGAGGTAACGCAGATGCTTTGCGACAACAATTAAATCAGTTACAAGAAGAAGCTAGAACCAATACAGCAAGAATACAAGAGTTAACTGCAGAAATTGCAAATGCAACGCAAGCAGTTCAGGCTACTATAGGTGCTGTGAATACACCAGAAGCGCAACAAAGTCAACAAGATTTGCAAGCATTAATTGAACAATTAGAAAGATATATTAATGATATTAATGCGGCAATTCCGCCGCCTCCTCCTCCACTTGAGGCGGCGGGTGCTGGCGGCGTAGCAGTTAATCCGCGTCAAGCGCCTCTCTCGCCACCTGTATTAAGTAAACGTCCAGCACCGCCGCCGCCGCCTGAACCCGGACAACCTAAGCTCACTTATCCAGTTCAAAATAGACGCCCATTTTCAGGCGGCTATGTTTATAGCAGCACAAAGAAAAATAAATTTCGCCCAGCTTCATCGTCTCCTCCATCTTCTTCTTCAAAGACATCGTCAAGACGTTCGTCTAGTTATAGAACTAGTACTAAAAAACGAGGAGGAAAAAAAAGGAGACGCGTTGGAGGTCTTCCGTTTTTATAAAAAGACTATTAAAAATAATAGTTTAATCAAATTTTTTTAAGAACATTATATATAATAATGAAAGTGTCAAAATTTTTCTCAAGCCTGCTAACTAATAAATTTGTTTTATATTTAGTCGCAGCAGTTGCTTTGTTAAATGTATTTGGCTACATGACAACGGGACATATTAATGCTGTTATATTTTTCATTTTAGTTGGATACATAGTTACGTTCTTTAGCAAAAATATGATAATTATTTTATTAGTTGCAATGATTTTGACCAACACATTAGTTGTAGGAATGAAAGTTAAGGAAGGATTTGACTCATCTAGCAAAGAACAAGACAAAAATAAAAAGTCAGAAAATGATTCGCCAATCATAGTTCCTCACCACGATGATGTAGTAGATGAATCTAAAAATGACGAGTCGTTTAAAACGAGAGAACAACCTTTAGAATACACTAATATTGATTCTACTATTAAAAAGAAGGGCAAAGATTCAGGGACGCGTTTAGATCATAGTGCTACAGTTGAAAACGCATACGATACGTTAAATAAAATTATTGGCGGGCCTGGATTTGCTAAGATGACGGAAGACACTAAAAGACTCATGGATCAGCAACAAAAATTAGCAAAATCAATGGAACAATTTGGTCCAATGCTTGATAGTATTCAACCATTCCTTGAAAAAGCTCAAGGCCTCTTAGGAAATATTGACGTAAATGGAATATCTGATATGATTAATAAAACTAAAATACAATCATCCTAAGTAAATTTATAATTTTTGACGATTATCTAGCGTTATCCACCGGGAGCCTGGATTAAAAAGGTTAATTTTCAATAAATAAAGGTTGTTATTGAAAATGGTAAGTGTCTTTTGGGCAGGAGGGTTAAGGAATCAGACTTTGCCGGATTCTGAGTAGCAGGGGTCTTACTTCGTTAAACCTAGGTTCCCTGCTACGATTATCAACAATAAATATTATTGATAATATATAACATACATGAAAAAGTGTCCGCCAGGTGTTATATGTATTGAAAATGTTACAATGTTTTTTCTTGTAATACTTTTTTTTATATTAGGGTACATTTTATATAATCAAACATCTAGCCGGAGTTCTTCTGTAAAAACAGAAAAAATTGTTATTCAGCCACCTTTCCAAGGACAAGGACCTGGATTAGGTCTTTTTGCGAGTCCAAATTATTCGTTTTCTAATTTACCGGGTGATGTTTTATTGAATCCTTATGAACCACCATTGCGCGACGAAGGATATGGGTATGGTATTGGTGCAGGAATGGGATATGCTGGTCCAGGTATACCCCCTGGTAGAGTTCCTGTAAATGTTCCTACGAACATTGGTGCTGTAGATATTGGATATAGACAATATGGTATATTAACACCGATTCGTGGTTCAAGCAAAGACAATATACTACCTTTAATGGGTAGACCTGTTAATACATCTAGGCAAAAGTTTCAATATTATACAATAAGCAATCAACACAACAACGTTAAATTGCCTATTATTGTTCGTGGGCGTAGTGGAACAACTGAGTATGGTGTGGATGAATTATTTTCAGGAGAAAGAGTTTTAGTAGAGGGTGATAAAGTTCCATATGTAGTTAAAATGTACGACAATGATGGTATCAGATACATTCCGTACATTTAAAAAAATATAAAATAGAATGTGATCATTATTTTATATTTTTGCAGTATTTTTTCTTGTTTTTTTGTTTTTACTTTTTCCAGCTTTACCGCCTTTTGTAGTAGCAAAAGAATTTGCCATATTTACAAATGGAACTTCTGGGATTTGCCTGTCATAATTTGATTGGTTCATTTTTTTTGCTAATGAGTCAACTGCGTAGTCAACTAATGTTTTTGCAGCACTTGATACATTTTCTGGCAATAGTTCATTATATAACTTTGACATTGGTTGACTATGCGGCGGGGTCTCGCTTAATAAATTTGTTCCTTGTTCTTTTAATGTTTCAGGTTTTGGTATTATTTCTTCTTCTGCAACTGGCTCTTTAGATGCACTTGAAGTTAATTGAGCATCTGGCATGTGTTCTTGTTTTTCTGCAACTGACTCATTGACTAAATTAGAAGGTTGGGGCTGCTCTGGTTGTTGTTC